CATTAGTGGAAATCTTATGCTCCATAACATCTCCTTGAACTACATAACGTTGAGTAGGCGCTTTGCAATTGTTAACCATAGTGTACATATAAGTTCCATACACAACAGCACAAAAAGCAAGAAGTGTGGCAAGAGAAAAGTCAATAGGTGTGAGAGCATACTGTACAAGATTGTTATAAGTGCCCATATAATCGGTTGAATTAATAAAAGCATAAAGCTGCTCAAAGTCAGAACCGTTGAAATTGCGGAAAGAATTAGACAAACTCCCTGCAATGAAACCGGAGAGAATATTGGTGGCTGCTTTAACTGGAAAGGAAGATACAAAAGAGATCATAAAAAATAAAATGGTTATTACACCACTGATAATATTTTTAATGGAAGAATTCATCGTGAATATGTGTCGCTCTAAATTTTAATTCGATGAGCTAGAATCCGTTTTTAACGTCTTGGGTGACGGGTTAGTTTAATAGGAACTAACAAAACCTTCAGTGAAATAAAGTTGATCAAAATAAGCATAAGTTGGATAAATGCCTGGGCGAACGCGACCTATAAAAACAACAAAGCTGTTATAGTCGCGCAAACCATAAAAATACATAAACCACAAAGCAGTCATTATATTAATCTCAATCAAATCATCATCACTAACAAACTTGGATTTACGAATCCAACACAACATAGAACAGATTGAAGTTCTATCCATAATAGGCATATAACCCCTACTAGTAATACGTATCTTACGTTTAAGATACATCAAATCAATGACACGATCATAAGGTGTCAAAGCATCAGTTTTTGTCGCCGGTGTAAGTGACATACAAAACCGATCATTGAAAATAGCATTCTTAGTTAAACGATTTAAACAATAAAGCAAATCTGTACGAATTGCTTGTAAATCATCATCGCCATAAAAACGAGCTACAACACAAGCTGGAAAGAAATAATAATCTCTCTCCATAGGTGGAGCATTCAAAAGAAACCAAATCAATGTTTGTATTTTATTACAAATAGTATTCAAAATAGCCGTCAAAACACAACCAGATTTCATGCCTTTCTTAGTTTTAAACAAATGTTTACCAACCAAAAGAAAACAATAAATCATAGCATCGATGATACGATTACGAATATTATCGTGTTCTTTAGACCAATTTGGATCATTACGTTGATACCAAGTATTAATAGTAGAAACAGCAAATTGCATGACATAAGCTAAAAGATTCTTGTCCCATGCTGAGACATCAGAATCAGTGCCAAATGGAGATAGTTTTAAAAGATCTGAAATTAAAACATCCCAATCATTAGATTCACAATTGATA